GTGTGGGTTACCAGGCCACATGGAACATAGGCGATCGTGTGTTTGGTAAGTGGAACCGGATCCCGTTTGTGGGCACGGTTGGCAACGATCGTTTGCTTAACCACCGAGACGGTCCCGAGATCACAGTACACCTAGATTTACCTATCCAGTTTGACAATCGGATATATAACTTTATCATTGTCAAACACAAGGACATTAAGGAGTACCGATGAACTCAGTAGACATGGCCACTAACTTAATCTTTAGGGCAAAAAACTTACAGGAATTTACGGTCACTACCGAACTTCCAAATGACTTCAGCTTCCGTGGAGTTATACCGTTCGATATGCAAATTACAGGTAGCATACTGGAAGCCCGAGTTTGGGCAGTAGACTTTGATGAAGCAGTACATCGCCTAAACGAGTTTCTCCAAAATACCGACTAAAATTATTTCATTGGATATTTAGACATTAAATATCTATATGGAAAACGCACAACTTACTATTGCCGATTTGGCAAGCCTAAAACAAATCATTGATGCCGCTTGTACCCGCGGTGCATTCAAAGCCGCAGAGATGAAATCTGTTGGCGATATCTATGATAAACTTTCCGCATTCCTGGACGCTGTTGTAACTCAACAAAAAGCCCAAGAAGCAGAACAAGCACAACCTCAAGGAGATCAAAATGCTTAAACACGTAGGACGACACGGTGACCGCAAGGTTGCTATTCTTTTTAGAGAAGTACCCGGTGAGGAGCACATGTGCCTTGTGGTATATCCAGAAACCATGCCCACACATATTCATAACAGTATCATGCAGACCTTAGAAAGTGCCGCAGGACAGGCCGCAACAAACTTGTCAGAAGTGTTGCACCGCAACTTGTTGCCCGATGGTCGCGCACAGTTGGAAGCATTGCACCGCGAAGGCATGATCAAGAAGATTGCCACCAATCAAGTTATTGTTACTCCCACACCACAAAGTAATGTGAAGTTAGATGAGATGAACAAGATCATCCGCGAGATGGAACAAGGTGGGGAAGCACTCAAGCGTCTACAAGAACTTGATGCCAGCGCCGGCATGGTCGATCCAGCACAAAAGCGCAAAGCTGAAGCAGAATTCAAGCGTGGTCAAGAACGTGCCGCACAAGAAACACGCACACCTTATGTGCCACCACTACAGTCAACTGATGGTGCATTGGATGACAAAACTCTTGCGGCCAATATGCTTGCACAGGCCAAACGTATGGAAATCGAAGCCAAGGGTATGATTGCAGAAGCCGCTAGAATGAAGAAAGAAGCACAGCACTTGAATCCTAGCGTTAACGCAAAAGAGTATGTTGCACCTGTTGCAGAATCTATCACCCCAACGGCACCTCGTAAAGGTCGTCCTCCTAAATCCAAGGTAGCGACTGCCGATGCCGTTCAGTGATGAATTCATTCAGCAGTGGGAACATATAATCGAAGAAGTTAACAAAACTGAAGTCCCGCTGGAGTGTATTAAAAAAGTTGTAATCAGATTAGATGATCGTAAACAAAAGACGATCAATCTGGCTACACTTAGAAAACAGGGTCTCGATCTAAACGAGTTAGAAGTTGTGTTGACCCGCACACTAACTGAACTTGGAGACACAGTGCGTGACGTTGACTTTGTGGTCGATGTCCAGGCAGTTGCCAAACTTGTGCAACCCCAAACTGATAAACTTTTAAAAGATATATGAATGTCAAACTCGTCTCCTATTCACAGCCAACCGAAGACTTTAGAAACCAGGGCGTTGACGATGCTCAAGAACTTATCGCTTTCTGCGCCCGAGTATCCAATCCCTCCAACCAGTTCAACAATGAAACCAGCGAAAAACTCATCCGATACCTCGTTAAGCACCAGCACTGGAGTCCACTCGAAATGGTTTCAGCTTGCATGGAAATTACGACAACACGAGATATTGCACGGCAAATCCTCAGACACAGAAGTTTTAGTTTCCAAGAGTTCAGTCAACGATATGCTGACCCGACAAAAGATCTTGAATTTGTTACCCGCAGTGGAAGACTTCAAGACCCAAAGAATCGACAAAACAGTATAGAGCACGATGACACGTTGTTGGAGAACGAATGGTATCGTGCCCAGCAAAGAGTAATTTACGCGGCGCGGCGTGAATATGAATGGGCTATCAAGAACGGCATTGCCAAAGAACAGGCTCGTGCTGTGTTACCAGAAGGCTTGATCCAAAGTCGTATCTACATGAATGGTACGCTAAGATCTTGGATTCATTATTGCGATCTAAGATCGGCACACGGGACACAACAGGAACATATGGAAATTGCAAAGGAAATAGCCAAGGTTATATCTAAAATATTTCCTATGATTGATGGATTCGATAGTGAGTAGAAATATTATTAATTGATATTTCTGTCCTACAATGTATACAAGAACATCTTAACTGTTTCTTACCAAATGCGGCTCTACTCATTTTTTCTTTAGTTTCCAATGAATGGATTCGACCAGTATTATAAGCCGTTCTATCTTTTGATCTTTTTTGTTTTAAGATCTTAGCCTGTTCTTTGCCGTGTATTTGTTCGTATGTTTTTCCTTTACGAGTTTTTGACAATTTTTCAGATCTGAGATGTCTCAATAATTTTGCTTTCTCATCTCCATATCGTTGTTCGTAGGTTTGTCCTTTTCCGCGATTTAATTTAGAATAATCAATGTATTGTGATGTGTCACCACCATCCCCTGATTCAGGTTTGAGATTTGCCCACTCAATCGATTCTACAATATTAAGTTTTTCAGATAGGGGGATTGAAAATTTTTTTAATTCTTCATTTGTAGAGAATGTTCCTAAAATCTCAGTAGTAACATCATACCCGTGTTTTTTAATGTGTTCAGTCCATCTTTTTCCTGATCCTTTATATTTGTAAGGATCTCTAACTGTTTTGCCTAAATATTTTAATCCTGTTTTATTGTGTGTTTTAATATAAAGATAAATCATAATGTTTCTCCGTACTTTATTTATGATACTTGACATTTTAACGAATTGCGTGCTACAATGTGTTATGGCGATAACACACAATGAACAACCAGAACATTGGCAGCCTGCAATGACCAAAATCATTGATGGGCAACCAGTACGTTTCCGTGACGTATGCGTACACGAAATACGCATGGGCGATGTAGAAGATCCAGATCTATTTGTAGCCGAACCAATGTGGAAGTGGCAAGAATCAGATGCTGGTAAATTCATTATGAAAACTGCTGTGGACAAGCCTTACTGGACTCGCGGCATGGATCCGCACAGTTATGGACACATGTATCGAATTGTGGCCAGACTCAGCGAACAAAATGAAACATTCTGGCGACTCAAATGGGGAAATAATAAATGAGTAAATTTTTAGTAACAGGCGGTATGGGTCTAATTGGCCACAATGTAGTACAACGGCTAGAAGCCAAGGATCACGAAGTTGTGATTGTGGACATCATGACCAACTACGGTATTATTCCACAAGACGAACTCGAGTACTTGTTGGACGAGCGACGCAAGAAGATCCGGACTCAGGACATATATCGCACTGATATATCTGATGCGTGGACATTTGATCGTGCAGTAGAGAATCACAAGCCTGATGTGATCATACACATGGCAAGTTTTCCGCGCCAGAAAGTTGTGAATGCCAACCCTGCCTGGGGTGCCAGAGTCATGACGGAAGGTTTGATCAATGTTTGCGAGAGTGCCAAAAAGCACGGTGTAGAGCGTGTGGTGTACATATCTAGTAGCATGGTATATGGAGACTTTGAAGATCAAGTACTAGAAGATCATGATTGCAAACCCATTGGTCAGTATGGTATTATGAAACTCGCAGGAGAAGATATTGTTAAAGATTATCATCGTCGCAATTGTTTTGATTATTGCATTATTCGTCCCAGTGCTGTGTATGGGCCCTTGGACGTTGAAGACCGAGTGGTTGCAAAGTTCATGTTGGCCGCCATGCGTGGCAACACACTACAAGTTAACGGTGCAGGAGAGACCCTGGACTTCACCTACGTAGATGATGCCGCGGATGGTATTGTTGCGGCAGCCACACGTATCATGAGTGCCAACAAAACATTCAACATTACCAAGAGTCATTCAGTATCGCTATTAGAAGCCGCAGAAATGATTGTTAAGATTGTGGGCCGGGGCACCATTGAGTGTCGTGATAAGGATGCAGACTTCCCTTCACGCGGTGCCTTAAATATCGATCGTGCAAGGACTATACTGAGCTTTGATCCCAAAGTAGACGTAGAACAAGGATTTAAAAATTACTACAACTGGCTTGACAATTCCCCATACTGGTCTCCGAAAACAGTATAACAATCTCCGCCAGGAGATCCTGGATGTGACAGACGAAGTGCTGCGTTCGGGACAACTGATGGATGGCAACTATACTGCTGAATTTGCTCACTGGATCAGCAGAAAAAACGGTGTCAAGTATGCTACCTTGTGTCACTCAGGTACACAGGCTCTAGAGATCATTGCCGAATACTTTAGAAGCAAGATCGGCATTACCCCACCCACTGTAGTGATACCTGCGCTGACCTATCCGGCTACTGCTAATGCTTGGATTCGAGCCGGCTGGAATATCTATATCTTGGACACAAACAGCTATGGGCAAATGGATTATAGAAAGCTGCCACAAGACTTGAGTTATCAAGCAGTGTGTTTGGTTGGCCTGTATGGGCAGAGTGTTCACCAGCACTGGCCAAATC